CTCTGTCTGCGCTTGTCGGAATTCCATCGTCATGTGTTTATGCTCCTTACGCTCAGCGTTTTGGACGATGTTGTCCGCCCATCGCTTACCATTATCCCCGCCCCAAAGCGCGTGGGCAATCCTACCGTTGCTAGGGTAGCCCTCTTCTCCAGGTCGGAAACCTTCTGCTTCACTATCTACTTCATGGCGCGCAAAGAAGCTCGCCATGCGTTGAACCGTTTCAAACGGAAGATTGCGCCCGTTCACGATATCTCGTGCGCGAGCGATTCCAACCTCCGTGCCGCCACGTCCGAATTCACTGCGCCAATCAAGTCCGCGCTGTGCTTCTTCTTTCATGGCATCTGTTGGCGTGTAGCCGTCTGGATCAATCGGCGCGCGCTCTTCTTGCGCTGGCTCCCAGGCGTTGCAGTAGTAGGCGCCACTCACATAGTCATCCCACTTCTCGCAATACGCCTTATCGCCCTGCACATCTGCCTCGTTATAAAATCGGCAGTTGCCGCACGCTCGCCCCTCTGGATCATCTTCCGATAGGGCTGGTCGGTAATTATCTGGAAGTGCGCGGTTTGTCATTAGTTAGGCTGGTACAACAGATAACTTACACTGTGCGTTGCGCTATCAACGATGCCATAAATATCATCGTTGCGACCAATCTTCACAGTGATCGTCTGACCAGCTTGGAGATGCAGACCGTTTGTGATCGTGACATCGGACTCACCAATCCAGACATCCTTTGTCTTCGTCGTGATCGTCAGCTCAGCCTTGTCGGAATTCGTTGCGGCACAGATAAGCGTCGCGGCGGTTCCAAGCGTAACCTGGTTGGTAGCAATACTCATTAGATTCCCTCTGGCTGTGGGGTCACTGGCGAAGCGCCATTGTGCTTGACCCCCGTGATCCCAGCAGCCTTGGCTGCATCGGCTGGGTTGTATCCAGCGGCAACAAGAATTCCCACAATGTCTGCGCGCTGGCGTAGATCAGCTGCGTCAGCAGCAGCCTGGTTCAGCGGCATTCGGTAGACGTCTCCGCCCTCAATCGGCGTCATGTCTTCCATCCTTCTAATGTCATTAATGCTGGTCCAGCCTTCTTGAATGGATACCCTGTGTACTTCCGCTCGTGCTTGCGCAGTGCCGCGAAGGATGCTGTCCATGTTGAATCGCACGAATGCATCTGGCGGAAGAAGCAACGAGGAGAGCTGTCGTTCCAGCGCCTCTGTCAAGGGACGGAGTGTGAACTGCACGAAGGCTAGGTTTTGCTGTTCCACACTTGAATATGACATCGCACCAGGTGTGGTGACGCCAATCAAAACTGGCGGAACCCTAAAGACTCTAGCCACCTCTTCGGTGCTAAAGCCGCGCGACGCAAGAAGCTGCGTGTCTTCTGGCTTGAATGAGAGCGGCTTCCATGTGCTACCGCCCGTCAATACACCAGGTGTGTGCATGTTTGCGCCAGTGTGGTGTCGCAGCCACCCAGCTTTGAGTGCCTCTGCCTGATCTTTCGTCAGCTCGTGAGGAACTTCAATGATGCCCGTTGGCATGCTTGCGGAGGCGAATAGCGACGATGCGCTCTCTTCTAGCGTTGCGCCAAGACCGAACGTGCGGCGCAGCTGCTCAATCGGATTGATACCGCGAAGATCTCCAGGGAGCGTGATCAGCGGGATGTGGATGATCGTATCCTGACCATAAACAACAAAGTCGTTTCGTTCAGTCTGCTGCACGCGATACTTGACTTCCCTTCCTTCGCGGAAGATCGTCACACGGCGAGGATCAATGACTCTGACTTCCAAAACTTCGCCGCTCTCTGAGCGTGGGCAGTATAGGAAAGTATTCCCCTCTGTATAGAGGCTTACGATGGCTTCTGAAATAAGTTGATTGAACGTGTAACCAGGCTCATCTGGAATCGGAATCAACATCCATGACGGCTTATCTCCGCCTGGGCGATACGGTCGGCGCACTCCGCCCGTGCGAATATACGCGTCAGCAGGGAAACTTGATACCACGTCCGCCAGCAACCGCACCGATGCCCATGCAGCAGTAAGTGCGAGTACGCCCTTGCTATCTAGCGTGACATTGGAAAACGGCACGCGATCAAACTTCATTCCCTGAATGTTTGTGATCGCACGCTGATCCTGTTCGCCAAGAATTCTACGGAGAAGACTCACTAATTACCTCGCTTATAGCCGATAGCAACAAGGCTAATGCCAGCTGCAACCACGAGGCTGAGCGGCTGAATAAGATATAGCCCACCGATAATCAGTGCGGCTCCGATAAGTTCAAGTGCAGTTGATTTGGTCACAGGCTTATAAACTCCGCTGTAGGCTTTTTGACTACATGTTGCGAATGATACTTTGCGCGGTCCCAGCTCATGATAGCGCAGACCGCTGCGTCAATCTTCCTGGGAGATCCCTTGTGCTCTTTTACTACGCGGGGACCGAATCGGTCAATCTTAACGGTGCAGTTATCAAGATGCCTCGCAAGTACTGGATCGCCATTGTGTGACAGTTTTTCTTGTGCAACTGCGTCCGCGAAGCCCGCACACGCGGGCACCATACGAGCAGGAGATTGACTGTACATGACCACGGGCAGTCCGTCGTTTTCCCACTTCTGTAAAACAGAAGCCCAGCGATACGGGTCAGCTGCGATTTCTCGCACCTGGTAGGTCTTGCAGATGTCGTACATTTTCGCTTCAACTTCGTCCATTGGAACTTGCCAATGCGGATCGTCAAGCGGTCGCTCCCAGATCGCAAGCGTCTGAATGAATCCATCAAGTGTGCACGCCGTGATCGCCGTACTGTCGTTAGAGAAGGCGCCATCAAACGAGACCACAACGTCTTCGCCTTTTTCTAATGTGCGTTCAACGGCGAGTCGGTCCCAGGCTCCTTGCGGAAGCCATGCAGTATTCGTAGTCACCCACTGGTTCATCCGCTTCGTGCGATATTCCATTTCGCTAATGGACTTGACGGCGCTCTCAAAGTCTTCTGGGTTTAAGTAATCGCCATAGGCTGGGTTTGCGGCAGCCCAAACAGCTGGGTCGCGATAATCCGCGCCGTCAGGTGCGCCCCACCATCGGAAGAAGAATGTTGGATCTTCAATCTCGCCAGACTGCACTCGCATGCCGTATTGCCAGAGCTTGTAGCAGATCGTGTCTTGTCCATGGCTATCGGTGCGGCTTCCCGCAGTAGTAATCGCCACGATCATCGGTTGTTTGCGTGTACCAGATCCAAGATTGATTGTGTTCCAAAGCCTATCGTCTGGTTGAACATGCAGCTCATCTACAACCGCGAGAGATGGGTTCAAGCCTTCTGCACGAGAGGCATCTGCTGATAGCACGCGGAAGACTGACCCGTTTGTTGGGTACTCAATAACATCGCGCATTACGCGCAGGCGTTGACTCAAGATCGGATCTAGCTGCACCATGCGTGCCGCTTCAGAAAAGATAATACGCCCCTGCTGTCTATCTCCCGCAAGTGCATAAACCTCGCTGCCTGGTTCATCAAGGATCAACCCATGCAAGGCAATGCCTGCACCCAGCATTGATTTTCCATTCTTCCTAGGAAGACCTATGAGTGCGCGTCGGTGTTTGCGAAGACCATTTTCGTCGGTCGCGTAGAGTTCACGCAAAAGCGTTTTTTGCCATGGTCGCAGTTGTATAAGTTGCCCTGCAACATCGCCTTTAGTTAAGCGACAGAAGTTTTCAATGAAGTCAATAACGGAGTCGCCTTGACTAGCGTGCTCGCCTTGCTGAGCTGATGAGCGCGTCAAGTTTCGCTGCCGCCGTGTTCGCTTCGCCATCCAATTCACCTCTCAAACCGCTGCGTGCCGCAGGCGTCAGCCCAAGCTTAGACGCAAGTTGAAGCATAAGCACGGCGTTATCCCGAACGATCTGGTGGAGCGGTGACTTTACGACTTCGCCATTCTGACCCCGCGTCAGCGGTCCAGTCTCAAGATACATTTGTTCGGCTTGTCTGTACCGAATTGCCGCCTCGCAATAAAGTCGCAGCGTATGCAAATCCGCTGAAGTCAGCATGCCCGTGTGAGCCACCGCTTCAATAACTTCTTCCCAAATCCCACGGGCTTGCGGAGAAATATCTTTTGGCGGACTAAAATCTGCACGCTTGGGAAGCGGCTCTTCATAGTTCACACGGCTGGGTCGCGTCTCACCTTTGAGCAATTTTAGCCGCGAAGAAGTCGGAGCTGGTCCGCGCTGTCCCACTCTGCACCATCCGTTTCTTGTAACAATCTAAACTCAAAAACCTGTCTGAGCGTGTAAGCACTTTTCGGCGCGGGTCCACAGGGCATGAGGCGTTTAGGAAAAGACCCCCTACCCCCCGTGGCGCGCCCTATGCCCTCGCTCTCCTGCGTGTGGCGCCGTAGCGAAGGTGGCAGTCGGCGCAGACGACTCTTAGGTTCCCAAGCTCGTTGGTTCCACCCAAGCTCTGCGGGATAATGTGATCAACCGTCAGGTTCCGATCTCGCGAGCCACACAGTTCACACCATGGTTGGCGTGCTCGCATCATCGTTGACAGCTTCTGCCATTGGTATCCGTAGCCACGCTGTGTGCTACTAGGTCGCATTGGATTTGTCTTTGGAAGTTTGTGGGCAGAGCATCGCGAGGATTGCGATAGTGCTCCGCATACTAGGCATGGTTGCTGCACGGTAGCTCCTCTGCGTCCAGGTCGCCTGCGGTGCCGTGCCAACGACTGGCATAAGGCGCCAGCTCCTAACCGCAACGTCATGCGCCAGACGTGCGATGTATCAAACAGGGACAGCAAAGCCAGTCCCGTGCGACATTGTATTTCAGGGCAGCTTCATGTCGCGAGCTTCATTGCCCAGCAGAGTCAGCCTAGGTTCCTGATCTGCCTTAGCGTGAAGATTACTACACTAACTCTTCACATGTGTGTCAGATGTGTGGCACAGGTAGCATCGGTGCAAGCAACTCAGCGATGGCATCTGTACCACGCTCGTAGTGATCCTCGTAGACAGCGTGCCACGGTGTCCATGCTGCTGTTCCAAGCACGTCTTCCAGTGCAGACACGGCGTGGTCAGCCATGCCCAGGTGTATATGCAGCAGCTCATGGCAGATGGTCAGCCGCTGGTCTTCAGGCTTCTGGTTCCAAAAGAGATTACCTACACGCAGGGTCGCGCTCGCGGCTTGGCTATGGACCTCAATGTCTGCGTACCGATCCTCTGGCGCGGTGTCGCTAAGCACGCTGATCTTCCAGCTACCCAGGTTCAGCAGTGCGGCGCAGTCCCTAACGTACACCTCTAGCTTGTTTAACTTGTCGGAGCGCGGTGTTGCCTTCGCCATATGTCTCCCAATACTTCCGCAATTGCCTACACAGTTTCAGGTGTCTATGTATTACCTCGCTCCGAAACGCCCGTCTCCGTTGATCCTAGACGGGCATTTTAGTAACACTAGACCGAATCAGTCGCTTCCGCGTCAAGCTGGGCGTCTGACTTAACGGCGCCGATCATAGCAGTAGGAGCCTCTTGATACCTCTCCATGATCAGTGTCAACGTCCTATCCAGTGCATCAAGCCATGGCTCACGATGCGACATGAGCGGATAC